GAGCTCGACCCGATATATGCCGATGTCATCGTCCGCCGCTGGCAGGACTTCACAGGGAAACGGGCGACCCTCGCTGGGACCAAGAAGACATACGAACAGCTCCTCATCGAGCGGGAAAAGAAGTGACCCGGCACAAAGAACAGAATGCCTGCCGGCACAAAGAACAGAATGCCTGCCGGCATAAAGAACAGAATGCCTGCCGGCATAAAGAACAGAATGCGAGGCGGGAGAGCCGGCCAGGATCATGTGGCAATATGGGAAAAATGTGAGAAACTGCCCCAAAAGCAGGGATCATATGGCAATTGTGGCAATTTGTGGCAAAACGCCGGGAAAGGAGGGCAGATGTAGCAGATATGGCAAAATGCCACATCTCCGCCAGCACAAAGAACGAAGTGCGAGCCAGAGATGAAGAAAGAGATCACCGAGGAAATGAAGAAAAAGGCAATCGAGATGCTCGCCGACGGAGCGACCCGTGCCGAGGTCGCGAAGGCATGGCAGGTCAGCTACCAGACCTGGTGGCGATACCTGCTGGCTCACCCGGAATTCGCGGATAAGGCGGATAACGCACGCTACGCTTACCTGGACGCCGTAGAAGACAGCGCGGCGAAGGCAGCGGTCGGCTACGAATACACGGAGCGCAGCGTGAAGCGCAGGAAGGAACCAGACCGAAAAGCGGCCGACGGCACGATCATCCCAGGCGAAGTGACCGTCGAGATCACGGAGACCACGAAATACTGCCCGCCGAACTTGACGGCGGCGCAATTCATTCTGCGGAATCGGCGCCCGAAAGATTGGAACAAGGAGCGGACCACGCTGGAGCTCGACGGCAGCCCAAATGTGACGATCCTCCTGCAGCCGGTCACGCCGGACGGACTACCGGCGCCCGGATTCATCATCGATGCCGAGACACCGGCGGCACTCCTCCCGGCGCCGGCAACGGAGGGAGAGGAGCAGCAGGACGGCAAGAAAAAACCGCGACGGCCGCGGCTGACCCCGCACAAGAGGAAGCGAGTACACAGGGATCCGGAACGCTACACAAAATACCACCGACGCCACTAGGATGAGCAGAGCACCGGACGGCCAGCGCGCCGTCGTCCACGTCAACAACGCCTTCTTGTGGCTCTGGACCGACCATGAGCACCGCTACAAGATCCTCAAGGGAGGCGCCGGCAGCGGGAAGAGCTACGCGGCCTGCCAGTACCTTCTCGGCCGCTTCCTCACGATACCCGGATGCAACATCATCTTTTCCCGGAAAGTAGCGAACACGATGCGCGGCTCGGTCTTCGCGCTGGCGATACGGATCATCGAGGAATACCATTGCAGGCACCTGCTCCAGATAAACCACGGCGACCTCTCGATACGGAACCTCGGGAACCGGAATCAGATCCTCTTCGTCGGCGTCGATGACCGCGAAAAGATGAAGAGCATCACGGCCGAGAACGGGGATATCGAGAAGATCTGGATGGAAGAGGCGACCGAATACGACCGGGAAGATTATATGCAATTCGACACGCGGCTCCGCGGCGACAGCGGGATACACAAGGAGATCGTGCTGACCTTCAACCCGATCAGCGAAGACCACTGGCTCAAGGCGGAATTCTTCGATCGTGAGGATCCGCGGACCAGAGTACACCATACGACCTACCACGATAACGCCTACCTTTCCCCGGCGGATCATGAGACACTCGAGCGCTACAAGGACCTGGACCCCTACCATTACGCCGTTTATTGCCTTGGAGAATGGGGCAGCGTCGGCGACAATACGACGATCATGGAGTACAAGGCGCTCCATTTCGCGCGGCACAGGGAACCACCGACGAAGCCGGTCGGCGTCCTCGAGGTAGGCTTTGACCCGGCCCGATTCGGAGATGACGACAGCGTCGGCTACGCGAGACGAGGCCCGGTCGTGTTGAGCAGGCGCGTCGGCAAGAAACAGGACGGGAACCAGAACGCCGACATGATCCTCATGCAGATCGCCGAACAAAGGACCGGCAACGAGCTGGTCCGCGTCAAGATAGACGCAGGCGGCCTCGGCGCCTCCACGATCGACGCCCTGCGGCTACGCGCAAAGGGAGACCACAACATCCAGATCTTCGAAGTCAACTTCGGAGGGAAGGCAAAAGAAGAGGACCGCTACCACGATACGGTGACCGAGATGTACTACAACTTCGCGCGGCTCCTCCCCGAACTTTGCCTGCTAAAAGACGACGCCGATGTGATACCGCAACTGGCGAAGCGGACCTACCGCGTAGACGAACGGACCGGCCGCTTCCACATCGAGGGAAAAGACGACTTCAAGAAACGGATTGGCAGGAGCCCGGACCATGCAGACGCGATGGTGCTCGCCTTTTACGAGCCGGCGAACCTCGCGCAGACAAAATGGCTCGCGAACTTGACATAGGAATCGGCGGTGCTACCATGAGAGCGACCGCAAAAGGAGGCGACCGATGAAGGCGAAGAAGAAACCCGGCCTGATAAAGAGGACGCTCGACAGCCTATACAGCGCACTCACAGGCATCGGGCAGGGGAAGGCGGCGAGCGCAAGCTTCACCAGAGGGAGGCGCCTTCAGCCGATAGAGCTGACGAATATGTGGGACTTCTCATGGCTCGCCAAGAAGATCGTCTCCGTGCCGGTCGACGACGCCCTGCAGGTGGCGATGGAGATCAGCGCAGAAGACGACGCCATCACCGGCTACCTCCGCAGCCGCTGGTACGCACTCGACGCGAACGAAAAGATCAAGCAGGCGCTCTACTGGTCCCGGCTTTACGGATGCGGCGCCCTGGTCCTCCTCGTGAAGGAGCGGAAGGCGACCGCACCGGAGAAGCCACTGATCCCGGCGAACATCTCGGAGATCGTGAACATCCGCGTCGCCGACTTGAGCGAGCTGGTGCCGCAGACTTGGTACACCGACCCGCTCTCGCCGAAATGCGGAGATCCGGAGACCTTCACCTATAACCCCGGCTCGACCGGCGCTCCGCTGACAACGGGGATCACCATACACGAAAGCCGCGTGATTTTCTTCAAGGGCATTCCGACCCCGGCGCAGTCTACCGCCGTTACCGAGAAATGGTGGGGAGGCTCCCTCATCCAGCACATCTACGAGGAGATCCTCGCGGCCTCGATATTCGAGGACTGCACCACGGAACTGGCGCAGGACTTCGTGAGCCGGATCTTCAAGATGGCCAACCTGGCGGACCTCATCGAGGCAGGGCAGGAAGAGCAGGTCAGAACCCGCATCGACCTCATCAACAAGCTCACGCCGCACCGGACCGCGGTCATCGACAAAGATGAAGAGCTCGAGAAACAGCAGGCGCCCATCACCGGGTACGAGGCACTGATCAACTACTTCGCGGACCTCATCGCCGGCGCGAGCGGTGGTATCCCGCGCGCAAAACTCTTCTCGCAGCAGCTCGGCACGCTGGCAGGCGCCGAAGAGACCACCGGCGACTATGACCGCAACCTGCTCGCCATACAGGAACGCACCACGCGACAGATCGACCGGCTCTTTGAAGTGATCGCAGCGGAGCAGGGTGCCCCGAAAGCCAACATCAAGACGGATGAATACGAATGGGAATACGGAGCACTCCACCCACGCGACGATAAGGCGATCACGGAGGCCCGAAAGATACAGGCCGACATCGACAACATCTACATCACGGCCGGGGTGCTTTCGCCGGACGAAGTGCTCGCAAACCGATTCGGAGGCGGTGCCTATTCCTACGAGACGACCATCGAAATCGGCGACGAAGCTGACGAGAATGATGACGAAGAAATCATCGAAGAACCGGAACCGATGACCGACGCCGCACCCGCCGCGCCGCGGGCGACAAAGACGATCGACGCCGCCCGCGAAGCGCAGACATTCATCGTCCCGAAATCGATCGCAAAGACGCGGGAACAGGCCGCAGAAATTGCGAAAAAATACGGCGCGACGATCGGTAGCATCCGGGAAACCGCCGAATCATGGCGATTCAGACAGCGGTCCCCCGAAGATTTCGTCAACGGGTCATTCAAAACCTTTGAAGTCCCGGAATCCCGCGGCGTCGTGATCATATTCGGAACGATCAAGGGGAAATAATGCCTTACGAGTGGGGCGTTGACATTCACGGCCCCTTTGTCCGGTGGGGGAAATCGGGGAAACGGTATCACTACCGGGCCGGGAATAAGAAAAGCAAAACGGCCGCGTTCGAAAAGGCGTCCCGTCAACGCCGGGCGATCCTGGCGACCGGCTGGAAGGAACACGGCGACGCGAAGAAAGGGACCGGCACCACAACGCCCGAAGAGCGGATGCGGCGCACCATCGAGCGGATGGAAGCAGCCGGCAAGAAATTCACACGGCGGCCTACATATCGCATCAACTACCCGCGGCGGCTCGAGGCGGACTACG